CGCGCACAAGCATGGCTTCTACTCCAAGTTTCTCACAGAAACCGACCTGCTAGCCATGGCAACCGCCACCGGAGGCGATCTCCTGGACGAAGTAGCATTCACCCGCGTCATGGTCGGCAAGCTCGCAGAGATGATCACCGACACCGACGACGTCGCCATGGCCGTCAAACTTAGCGACGCTATGTTCCGAGGAACAGGCCGCATTGCCATGCTGCTCAAAGCACAGCGCGCCCTAAATCCTGACACCGCCGATACCGTCACCGGCGCCATCGCCGCAGCCCTGGACGAACTCGGCACCCAGTGGGACCTCGACCTATGAGCAAACCAATCACCCGCCCACGCCAAAAACCCGACTGGCTAAGACAGCAGCTCGCTTATCTCCAACAGCGCCAGGAAACCGTACAGCAGTACATCGCCAAGATGGACAGCATAATCTTGCAACAAGGACCAGACACGCCAGCCCACATCTGCCGAGCACACGACCGCGCCGCCGCCGACCTGGAGGAGGTCCACCAGCAGCGAGACGTCCTGACCCTCGGTTGGGACGCCATCAACGCAGCACCCTAAGTAGCCATGATCCATGTCACTCATCGCACGCGCAGCCCGCGTCATTCTCAGCGACATAGAGCCCTTCAGCAAGCATATACTCAACAAGCCGCTGCGACACTACCAGCTAGAGCCTGCCAGAGCCATCCTGGCCAGCATTCTGCAAGGGAAGGGGGAAACTTTCGCCGTCGTCATGTCCAGACAGGCAGGCAAGAACGAGACAGCCGCCCAGCTTGAGGCTTATCTGCTCAACTTGTTTCAACGCCGAGGTGGGCAGATCGTCAAAGCCAGCCCCACCTTCAAGCCCCAGACCGTCAACAGCATGATGCGCCTGGGCCAGCACCTTAACAACCCGTGGAACACCGGACGATGGTCCAGGCCACACGGCTACATGATCCAGCTAGGCAAAGCCTACTGCATGTTCTTCAGCGCCCAGCCATCTGCGAACGTCGTCGGAGCCACCGCTGACCTTCTCCTCCAGGCCGACGAGGCGCAGGACATCTCCATGGAAAAGTGGGCAAAAGACTTCGTCCCCATGGCCGCCGCCACCGCCGCCACCAAGGTCATGTGGGGAACCGTCTGGACCAGCAAGACGCTCCTCGGCCAAACAATGCGCCAGCTAAGACAGATGGAACGCCACGACGGCATAAAACGCGTATTCACCTACGACGCCGAGGTTGTCGGCAAAGCCGTGCCACCCTACGCCATACACGTCAAGAACGAAGTTGCCCGACTCGGCCGGCACCATCCCCTGATCCGCACGCAGTACTTCCTGGAGGAGATCGACGCTGAGGCCGGCCTATTCCCTGCCCACCGCCAGGCCCTCATGCGCGGCCAACACCAAAGACAAGAGGATCCAACACCAGGACACGTCTATGCACTACTCATTGACGTCGCAGGCGAGGAGGAGGACGCACCACCCCAAGGAGTAGCCCGCATTGACAGCACCAAGCGCGACGCCACAGCGCTCACAGTCGTCGAGGTAGATCCAACCACTATCGCCGACCCGCTCATCAGGAAGCCATCATACCGCACCCTAACCCGCAGGCTCTGGATCGGCACCAAGCACACCGCACTTTACCAGCAAATCAGCGCCATCGCTGACCACTGGCGCGCACGCTACATCGTCATTGACAGCACAGGTGCAGGTGCTGGCCTCAGCAGCTTCCTTGTAGCACGTTACGGAAGTCTCGTTTTACCAACCGTCTTCACAACCCGCACGAAAAGCAACATTGGATGGGGATTTATCGCTATAGTGGAAGGCGGCAGGTACAAAGACTACGCCAACGATCAGGCCGAGGATACCAGACAGTTTTGGTACGAGGTAGACGCCTGTGACTTTGAAGCACGCAGCGCCAACGCCCTCAAGTGGGGCGTGTGGGAAACGCCCAGCTACGACGGAATAATTGCCAAGGGCCATGACGATTTGCTCATCGCCGCCGCACTGACCGCCGTCCTCGATGAGCAAGCCTGGGGCATCGGTGACAGCCGAGTAATCGCCGCCCCCGATCCCCTCGCTGACTACGACGCAGCAGCATGGTGACACCCGTCGGGCCTCAGCATCGACAAACCGCCGCCACCACAATACCAGCACCCTAAGACATGCATACACCACTACCGCTACTACTGCGCACACTAAGCCGAATATCGCCAGCAACACGCGCCTACCTGGCCACCGTCTCCTCACGCGTCTCCGACAAAGACTCCGGCTGGCAGGCCATGACCGGCACGCCCCGAGACCAACCCTGGCCCGATCTCCTCCAGCAGATGGACGACGCCCTGGAAGCCTGGCGCAAGAACCCCCTCGCCCAACGCATCGTGGCCTTGACCACCGACTACGTCGTCGCCGACGGCATCACCCTAAGTGCCACCTACGCCCCGCTCCAGCGCTTCCTGACTGAGTGGTGGTACCACCCCCAGAATCGCATGGACATGCGACTCCCCGGCCTCTGCGAAGACCTGACCCGAGACGGCGAACTCTTTCCCGTCCTCAGCATCAACGAAGCCGACAGCATGTCATACGTCCGCTTCAAGCCCGCCAGCCGCATCGATCAGATCAAATGGAACAAAGAGGACTACGAGACAGAAACCCAGTACCACGAGATGGCCTTCTCCATCGAGAACAGCGAAGGCAAGTGGTGGATCTCCCCCCACCACCCCAGCGCCGACACCAGCGCGCAGCTCATGTACCACTACGCCGTCAACCGCCCAGGAGGCTGCACACGCGGTCAGTCCGACCTGGCCTCCGCACTCATCTGGCTCAAGCGTTACTCCCACTGGCTCGAAGACCGCGCCCGCCTCAATTGGGCCGCCCGCATGTTTCTCTGGTTCGTCACCGTCCCGTCCGGCAAGGTCGTCGCCAAACAGCAGCAGTACAAGTCCCCACCCACCTCCGGATCCGTCATCGTCAAGGATGAAGGAGAGACATGGGAACTCAAGACACCCTCCATCCGCGCACCCGACGCCAAAGACGACGGCAGGGCCATCAAGCGCATGGCCGCCGTGGCCACAGGCACGCCGCTGCACCACCTGTCTGACGAGGAGAACGCCAACCTGGCCACCGCGACAGCCATGCAGGAGCCCGCCAACCGCCACTACGCCCGCCGACAGCGCTACTTTACCTTCATGCTCCGAGACCTGACCGCCCAGGCCTACGAAATCTGGCGCGTACGCGGCAACCACCGCTGGCAGCCCTGCACCTACCGCGACATCAATGCCACCGTCCAGGAGATCGTCCGCGAAGACAATCTCAAGCTGGCCCAGGCCGGCCGCGCCGTCGTCGGCATGCTAGCCCAGCTTCGCGACCAGCTAACAGCCACCGGCGTCCCCCTGACCGACGACATGAACCGCCTCACGCTCAACCTGGCACTCAAATTCGCCGGCGAGGTCCTCGACGCGCCCACAATTGACGCACTCTTAGGATATAATGAGGAGATCACATGACCACACCACTAATTGAATCGCGAAAAAGGATCACCCTGGCCACCGGCACGCTCACACCAACCAAGGGCCGCCGCTACGCCTGCACCCTAATCGCAGCCGGGCCCCTCGATGGACACAACCTTACCATCGCCCCCCAGGTACTGCAGGAGGCCGCGCCCCTGTTCGCCAATCAAGCCGCATTCGTCAACCACGCCCCCTTCTTCTCCGGCCAGCCGCTGGAGAGGCTTCTGGGCACCTTCACCGCCTCCGCCTACGATGAAACCGACCAGGCTATCACCGCCAACCTGGACCTCTGGGATACACCAGCCGCCGACTGGACACAGAAGATACTCGACCAAGTGATTCAGGCCCAGGATGCCGAACAACCCGCCGCCAACATCGGCCTCAGCGCCGACATGTGGATACACATCGGTGAACGCCCCGAGGGCAGCAGCAGCCGCCCCATCGAAAAGATACTGTCCGTTGAGTCAGTCGACGTCGTCTTTCGACCCGCGTCCGACGGCGCACGGTTCAGCAGAATATTGGCGCAAGTGGGACCGCTCCCACCCGCCGCAACACAGGAGAGAGACATGCCAGAAAAACAGCCCGTCCCCGTGGCCGCGGCCCCAGCCGCGCCGCCACCGCCCACACCAGCCATCGTAGCACCACCCACGATCGCCCACGCCGAGACGCTCCAGGCCCTCAACACCGCACTGCTCGACATCCGCCTGACCGCCTCCCACCTCCCTGAGCCTTTCAAAGCCGCAGTTAGAACGCGCTTCCACGGCCAGCAAATCACACCCACGCTCATAGACACCGAGATTGCCACGCAGAAAGCTTTGCACGCCTCGCTCGTCGAAGGCAACGTCGTGCAGGGCTTCGGCCAGCCTCTCGATGCCTCCAACCTGACCGACCCGCTGGACACCGCCAAGAACGCCGTACATTGGCTCTTCGGCGTTCCCGGCGCCAAGTCCCCACCGCCGTCGCTGAGATCGGCCAGCGCCATCTATCAGGGCCTCACAGGTGATCACGATTGGCACGGCAGCTTCCACGCTGACCGAGTCCAGTTCGCCAGAGCCAGTACCTCCACGCTCGCTAACCTGGCCACCGACGCCATGAACCTGATCATCGCCGAACAGTGGGAAGCGCTAGTCGCTTACCGCTGGTTCGAGGACCTGGTCACCGTGGCCCCCCACGATGGCACGCTCCATGACATGAACTGGGTTTCATTCGGAGGCCTGGCCAACCTGCCAGTCGTCGCCGAGGGAGGCACTTACGGCGAGATCAACGTAGCCGACTCCAAGGAAACAGACTCCTTCGTCAAATACGGGGGCTACGTCGGGATCACCGAGGAGATGTTCAGGATGAACAAGATGATGAAGATCCAGGCCATCCCTCGTGCCCTGGCCCAAGCTGCTGTCCGAACACGCAGCTACTACATCTCCTACATCTTCTCCCAGGAATCCGGCACCGGCCCAACGCTGGACGACGACAGTACCGTGCTCTTCGACAGCGCCACGCATGCCAACTATGCCACTACAGCCCTCAGCACCGCCGCATGGGCCACCGCACGCATCGAGCTGTACGAACAGACACAGCTCGGATCCAGCAAGCCGCTGGGGATCTTCCCCAAGTACCTGCTAGTGCCCATCGAGTTGTACGACAAAGC